AGCTTATCATACTATACTATTACACTACATTATACCACTACATTATACTGTTACACTATACTACAGTCCATTAGTAAATTAGATAAGGTCATATATTATAGTCTGATAGTCTGACTATTCCTGACCTTTAATAGCCTTAAGCCTTATCATTACTGACCATTACTGACTAATTAGACTAACTTATTTGCTTTACTATCTTGTGACTTACCTGTGACATTGTGTATACAGAAATAGTCTTAATCGTTAAAAATAAACTGAAATAAATTATATTTTATTTACATTTTCTATTGACAATAAACTTACATAATGCTATAATAGATACATAGTTAAGGCGAAACGTAAAGCCTAAATAGATTAAAATAATTTATAAAAACTTTACAAAAACACTTGACAAATAAATTACATTACTGTATAATAGATAATGTAAGGGATAGGTTATTAAAGACTTATCCAAGATATCAAAATCTTAAGGAGAAGCAAAATGCTTAAAATTTATGTAGATACAACTGCAAACTATAAACCTTGGTCTGGTGCTGTAAGTACCTATGAAACTATTGTAGAAGAAGATAAACTAGATGATCTTGATTTTCTTCTAGAAGAACTTTACCCTGAAGGAATTTCTGAAAGTCATCTTAATGATATTCTATGGTTTGAAAGTGATTGGGTATTTGCTCAACTTGGTATTGGTAACATGGTTGAATGTGGTTACTGTGGTGAGATCTATGATGAAGAAGATCTAGAAGAGGATGAAGACGGAGAAAAGCTTTGCCCTAATTGCCAACATGAAATTTAATAATAAGCCCTTAATAGTTAAGCTATTCTCTAACCTTGCAAGGGGTTAGGGGGCATAAGGTCAAGGAATAGTGACCTTGGAACTATCAAAATTTGAAATACTACCCTATTTGTGAATAATAGGCATAGGTTTCATGAGACAAGCCAAAAGCATCTAAACAAAATTTCAAAATCAATGGAGAAAACAAAAATGAGCAAACAACTTGAAAAACTAACAGAAAAAGCCTTAAGAACAGGGTTCGCAAACCTAAATGGTCGTTACTATATCTATTATCAAGGATATAGTGAATTAGAGAGCAAATGGCAGGTACAATATGACAATGAAACAGGAGACATAGAGCTCTATCATTGGGGAACTAAAATTTTAAAACTTGGAAGCCTTAAAGCTTCAAAACCTATTGTTAAGGAGTTTTACGGACAATCTAGGTCAGATCGTGATGCACTTGCATTTATGTTTCGTTACTTTGATTTACCTTATGGTGCAAGCTATCGCCCTTCTGTGGATACTTTCAGTGTATTCGCTGACTTTGGTACAGGTACAGAAGAATGGAAAACAGTTTAATCAAGTATTATAAAATTGAGTTTGAAGGTTATGAGCCCTTCTCACTCAAAACTAACTATAAAAGAATGGTAAATAAGGTGTTATACCTTGTGGAGGATTTCTCAGAGATTGACCGTAAATATATTAAGTCAATCAAGGAAACAACACAAAATGAAGCTGAAAAGTTACCTATTATCACAATATTGAAAGGAAAATGAAAAATGTTAAAACTAATTATTTACAAGAAAAAAGCTTGTATCTACCTTGTGGGAGGTACCAAAGAAGCTGTTATCACACTAGATAAAACTGAATACGCTTATACTATCTGGTCATATTTGACCTTTACACTTAATCATCATTTTTGGGATGATTATAAGGGTATTCACTATAAAGGAAAATTTTATAGTATCACTGATAGATGGGAAACAGCAGATCTAATTGAAAAACTGATTAAGGAGAATTAAAATGAAAGTAAAAGTTAATTATAAAGATATCAAATTTGAGAATGTATTTAAGGTTATATCAGCCGTTTTAACAGCGCTATTATTGTTTGCTTGTATTTCCCTTGTGATCGTCACAAAAGACAACCAAAAGCAAATAAAGAGCCTTCAGGATCATATTGAGACTATCACAAAGAACAGCACAGAAAACCCTGATGCAAACCAAAACTTAAAAGATAGTCAGATCACAAGAAAATATATGATAGATGATGACTGCTTTGTGGAAGTGTGGGACTCACAATTTAAAACACTGAGAGCCTATACCGTAGAATTTGATGAGTGGGAACACTTTAAAGTGGGGGAAATTTGGTGATGTTTTACCATAAAGAAAATTTAAGAAGATTAAAGCTGTTTAAAGAGTTAGAACCTGATTTTAAAATTGATAAGGTATTTTATTTAATGAAGCCTATAGAGTATGATTTTAAGTATTTAGATATAGGATCTTATATTGTAAGTAAACCATTTGTCAGTAGTCACACAGGTGATACTATAGTTACTATAATTGACCTTGAGCGAAAAATGCAAGGTCACAAAATGGATATTTCTACTAGAACACGGAATCAAGGTTTCACCTGTTGGCGAATAAAGGAAAATGATTTTAAAAAACAATTTAAAACAGCCCCTTTTGGAGCTTCCCTTAACTTTCTATATAAAGGAGAGCAAAATGACTAATTATAAATTGTTTTTACATAATTATAAACTATTGAAAAGTGGAAACACTGAATATATTTTTGAAAGCTATTATTATAAAGCTGATAGATTAAAAATAGTTAAGTGTGTAGTACCTTTTGAGTATGATGGGTTATGGTTTGAAAAGGATAACATTTATGCTTGTTATATTAGTAGCAGTTCATTTGATTTATTTGAATTAACAGGTAATTGGATTAAAAAGGGACATAATGGGAATTTATTTACTAATAAAGCTATGGCCGAAGGTATGAAAGGTTGGCACTTAAGGGGATATCATAAAAAGTTTTTTGAAGATTTTGATGAAAAAGGCTTATCTAGTTTTCTTTATTGGGGTGAAAGTTATGAGTGATAATTTATTAAAATTATATAACATGGAAGAATTGAAAAGGTTACTTTTAAAATATGCTGTGTGTGCATATTATGCAGACTTTTTCAGGGTTACACATGATTTTATAGTAAGTGGTTTAGAATACAAAAAGGGTGATATACTCTTTGTTATACATCATCATAGTGATGAACCCAAAGTAATATTAATAAATAGAAAAATGCGTCAACACAATAGTTTTTTAAGTGTTGAAAGTATTACAGATGCTAGATTAAGAAATTTATTATCAGATAGGTGCTGGTATGTACTACCAAGTGATAGAAAGTATTATGAACCATTGACAATACACCAATTTTTATATACAGGATATAAAGGAGAAACAAAATGAAAAACAAAAAACGCAAAATTAACATTAAACGACTTTTTGTGTGGTATTTCCACATTATCACACTATTGTATGTAAGCTTTCAGGTTGACTATAGCTTATCTCTCTACTTGTGGGCTTACTGTTTAGCATTTATGATTATGAGCTTTAAAATGATCTCAGAAGAGCAGGAATACAAGCAAGAATTGAAGAAACGAGGTATTGCATGAAAGAAATTGCAAATTTAACAGGTCATGATATCATGATTGTAGATCATAATGGTCTTATCATTAAGGTTATCAAACCTTGTGAATATGAAGAGCCTATTCGAGCTTCTATCACATTTAAAAATATTGGACACTGTGAAGGTGCACCATTAGATACTATTAATTTTTCTTGTGACATTTCAGATGAGAAAATGAAGGAATTACAAAGAAACTACTCATTAATCATAGTAAGCAAAATCACTGCTGAGTGTTTGAAACAAAGAGGATACTCAGATATCTATATCACAGGGCGAAAATACTTCCTTAAGGGAGAAATGATTGGTGTTCGCTCTTTAAGTAAATATTGTTAAGGAGATAAAGATGAAATTTGAAAATTTATCAGATGAATTAAAAGAAAGACTAAGTAAGCTGAAAGAAGATTTACAATATGAATTGTTAAGTATTGCAAAGAATGAAAAAGAGCTTGAAGTGAGCCTTACACTAGTAGAGGCTGTTATGGATAAAGTGGAAAGTCTGAATGATCTCACAAAGGAGTATCGAGGAATTAAGCACATTCGCAAACGTGCTGAGTTTATCCAGGAAAACTTTAAAGGGTCTTGTCTAGGTGTACTTAACACAGATAACCTAATTAAATATCAGGATTATTATTTGACTGAAAATATTGATAAAGATGGTTACTTTGTGAATCCTTTACCTTTAATTTTAGCTAGTCTTGACAAAGAACTTGTAATTTTCCAAGATCCTGAAGCATTTGTGAATAAGCACAAGTGTGAAATTAATCATTTTATTGGAAAATCACTGAAACGTATTGAAACTAATGAACCTCAAAGTAAAGCTATCACTTATACCGAGTTAAGAGATAAACTATACAATGAGAATATGGAACATGTACCATTTAAGCTATATCCTAAAATCAAAAAGATTTACAAGGGGTATATTGACAAATTTGATGTTACTGAGTTATTAGTTGAGTTTAACCAAAAACAATCAGACAAGTTTTGGGAAACTCACAAGGAAGCTTACCTGGAATTCAATCCTAATCTCAAAAAATTCACTTATAAAAGCATGGTGGAGGAGTATTTCAAAGGATTTAAACTTGCTGAAGGTCTCTATACTCCTAAATTGTCAAAACAGCTCTCAAAACAAGGATTTAAACCAACTAACAAAGAATTACAATATTTTGGTGAAGTAAAAGACTATTTTAACGACTACTACTCACAAGGGTTTGATCGTAAGGGTAAAAACATTGAAAATATCTCCTTATTCCTTGTGAATACTAAAAACTTTAAAATCCCAACCCTTGTTGACTCTTGGGCATTTGCAGGAAGTTGTCACAAGTATGAAGGAGCAGGTCAGGACTCACATTTTGCTATGGATTATCTAGGCTTTAACTTTTTGAAAGCTTACAGTGCAGGTTATACTAAACACTCTAAAAAGCCTATTCTAAGAAACCTTTATCGTTCATATTTTTATATGAATGAAGCAGGAGACATTGCACACGCAGGAGCTTATAGCAATATTGCAACGGAAAAGAATAAAACAGCTTATGAGTTTACTACTGTGTTGTATTGCTTGCTGTTTGACAAGAAAATTGATGATTTTAAAGAGATTGAAGGTGCTGATATTCCTGAAGGTAAATTTTACAATTTTGATGGTGATCGTTATATGCGTTTGTGGTGTAACATGAGTTCACGTAATAGCTATACCACTTTAGGAACTGATAATATTTTATCAAGTGTTCACTTTGGAAAAGATGATGTTGATCTTTCCAAGAATTATCGAGATATCATTCGTGAATTAGATAATGAAGTATTTGAGAAATTACAAACTAAATACTATGAAGTTATTAAATAGGAGAAACAAAATGAAAACTTTTAAAGAATTATTGACTTTGACACAAAATGAACTAGGTGACAAATTGTTTGATTGGCTAGTTAATGACTATAACTATAAGGTTATTGACTATGGATATGTTATCCAAGGAATTAGTGAAAATCCTAATGCACCTGTGTTAGTTGCTCACCTTGACACAATCAACACGCACCGTAATGCTAATGAAACTGCTTACTCAGCTAGGTTATCCACAGAAGCGCCTCAAGGTGCTCCTAAATTGGGAGATATCATCTTTTACAATGATATTATCATGCTACACCCTATGGCTAATCCTAAGCTTGCTTGTTTAGGTGCTGATGATCGCTGTGGAGTTAAAACTATCCTTGATATCCTTGATATGGGCTTCAGACCTCATATTCTCTTCACTACGGACGAGGAAGTAGGCTGTCAAGGGTCCAAGAAGGCTGTTGAAGAAAAGCTCTTAGAAGAGTTCTCAGAGGCTTCTATGCTCATCCAAGTTGACCGAGGTGTCCATGAAGGATATTGGAATGAAATGGTATTCTACAATTATGACCATGAATCAATCCCTGAGATTTATGAGGAATTATCAAAATACTACAAACTAGCCACAGGATCTTACACAGATGTAGCTACGTTAGGTCCATATCTAAACAAACCTATTGTAAACCTCTCAGCAAGTTATATGAATGAGCATAAACGTACTGAGTTCATCTCAATGGCTTCTTATGAAAAAAATCTTGAAGGATTGTCTCAATTCCTTGTGTGGTTAGAATCACAGGATACTAGCTCATGGAAATACACAGCTAAACCTATTCCTAAGGTTACAACCTATGCAAACGGTTATTATGGAATGACAAAACCTGTTAAGGGTAAAAAGCGTAAAGCTCTTGCTGAGAAAAATCAAACTGTGGAAAAGCTAATTCAGGTATTAATGCCTAGTTTACAAGCGCAAGCACAATCAATGTTCAACACTTACTATCATCCTACATTTAAAAACTTTGATGAAGGTATTGAATTACTTCATGAAGCATACCAAAAAGGATATACCTGCTACTCACTAAGTCAATTTCGATATATCCTTAACTATGGGGAATTGTAAACAAAAAAAGAGCTCTAACGAATTTGTTAGAACTCAAGGAAATACATGTACTATGAGTATATCACACTATAGGTTAGTTGTCAACACTTTTTAAAAATTTATTTAAGATTTATTAGAGGTATCAACTATATCATATAAGATACTTACTTATAATCTATAAGACTATAGTATTAAGTAGTTATCTTATATAGGATAGTGCTTGCCTCTAATAAATAATTTGAGATTTTTTCAAAAACCTCTTGACATTTGAAAGATAAAGTGATAACCTAGTTATACCATAAATCGTAGAAATGAGGAATTACATGTATATTAAAATCCCCACAGAATTGAACCAATATATGGATCGTCCAGGTCTTGTGTTATTCTATTCTTGCATGGCTAGTATGGCTGAGGGTAAGCCTGTGGCTAATATCTCAGTAAGTAATGAGTGGTTTGAGAAGCATTTAGGTCTATCTAACTATTCTGTGCATGAATACGGAGTTATCCTTGAGAATATGGGACTACTTAATCGTAATAAAGCTAAGTATGGCTGGAATGAAGATGGTTATTGGGCTAAACGTGATTGGACTGTCAAGGCTACACTTTACAATGAATTAATGAGCCAATCAACTCCTGAAAAACCATTTATCACAGTACAGACTGAATGGATTGAGCAATATAGACTAGATAGTTATACTTTAATGGTATTATCATTCTTTTATTCACTTGTGGTTGCTAATCATGGAGCTAATGAGTACACCTTCAATAACAAGGAAATTATGCCTCACCTTGGTATTGCTTGTAAAAAGGCTTTTGCTAAACATCTCAATACTTTACATACTTTAGGATTAATCACAATCATTAAAGCTAACACAAGAGGTCGTACAGTCCTTGTGAATGACTTGGTTTTGAATGATAAGGAAGCTGAAAATTCTGAACATGTTTTTGAGCACTTAATGTACAATTTTAAAAACCCTAATAGCTATCAAAGAAGAATTTCAAAGTCTTTTAACAAAAGCCTTAAACGTTATATAAAACGTGTGATGGACTCATTATGGAAGTTTAAGGTTAAGGGTTGGGAGTTTGTCAGAGATATTTATATTGAGCTATTTGGTATCTATCAAAGCCCTAATGATAGAGCTTATGAACGAGAATTGATAAGAGAGGGGTGGAGTTGGTCAAGTGTCCTCTAAATTTATGACATTGTTAAAACGTAACTTTCCTGAAGATGGAGTAGTTCACGTAGGAATTAACAAGAAATTCTACAATCGAAAACATGAGGAAGCAAGGTTTAATCGAGATTTTGAAGAAGCCAAGTTTCCTTTGAAATTACTAGGGTCACAGGTTAAGGCTCTAAGAGATAAGTTTGACTTATATATCTGTTTCACACCTGTGAGTGATGGAAAACGTATCAAGCCTAATGCACAGGATAGCTATATCATTGCACAAGACATTGATGGAGCTCCTATTCCTAAGGATCTTCACCCTTCATACTATTGGGAAACAAGCCCAGGGAAGTTTCAAGGAGTTTGGATTTTAGATAATCCTGTTACACCTCAGGAACAAGAAATAATCAATCGTAAGCTTGTGGCTAAATATGGTTTTGATCCTTGTGGTAATGACATAGTACACTATTTCAGAATCCCAGGGACTAGAAATCACAAGTATGCTAGTACATTTAATGTATCTAGTATGCAAGGTGAAGGTACAGTCTATCGTAAGCGTGACATTATTAAGCATCTCAAAGATGTAGATATTCGTACTAGCACAGAAGTTGAGAATGAGCCTATTGAGGATAAGTACTATGACCTTGAAGATCTAATTCAAGAATATAGTATTGGTCCTGAGTTTCGTCAGATTTTAGGTACTGATAGATCTGAATGGGCTTGGAATGTTGAACGTAAGATGATTATTGAAGGTGCGAGTAAGGAAGAAGTCAAGTTTGTGCTTCTAAATGCTCCTCGATCTATGGCTAAATTTAACGAATCAAACGTGGACAAAGAGGTTCACAGGGTATTCGCCAAAATGGAAGCCCAAGAGAAGGAAGATGAAAGGATACTTGATGAGAAACCTATTCTTACTTCAAAGGTTCAACATGGTAGTACAGAATTGACTAAATTGAAGGACAAAGGTAAGAAGAAAGTCAAACGCACTGTGTCAATCAAGAAGGTTGATGAGATTGAACCTTTTGATCCTACGGATTTTTGGTTAGTGGAAGACTTTTGGGAGAATAGTTCAGTAGGGGTTATTGGAGCTCCTTCAAAGAGCTTTAAGTCTACTTTTACTCTCAATCTAGCCTGTGCAGTTGCTACAGGTAGACCTTTTGATGGTAGAGAGGTCAAGCAAGGCGCTGTGTTGATCCTTCAGGGAGAAAATAATCTCTCAATGGAACAGCATAAGATCTACTCAATCACAGGAGAGACTGACCTGCCTATCTACTTTGTGGATGACAATATCACAATGGACCAAATTTACAAGCTTAAGGATGATATTAAGGCACTAGGAATTAAGCTCTTAATCATTGACCCTATGTACCTATTATTTGGTTCAGGAGATATTAACCGTCACCAAGATATAGTTCAGAGGTTAGAAATGCTAACTGATCTGAGAAATGATACTGGCTGTTCTGTGATGGTAGTACACCACTCAAGGAAACTTGAGAGAGGTTCAAAAATCCAAACCTCAGATATGTATGGTTCAGCCTTTATTGAAGGTTGGTATGAGTCTATGATACTCTTACAAAGAACCTCTAACAACTCAAGTAGAATGACTACTTACTTCAGAAATCACAGGTCAGGAGATGTATATGACCTTGTGGTTGATGATAACATGGGATGTAAAGCCTATAAACGTAAAGATGAAACAGCTTATGCTGAAGAACCTAAGAAATTTGTAAAACTTAAAAAAGGAAATAATGAAGATGAAAAATAAAACAACTCTATTGGCTGTAGCTACACTTGCTACACTTGCTATTGCTAACAATGTTAAAGCTGATGCCCAGGATGCCCCTGTAAGCTCACAGGAAGCATCAGAATTAGTTTCAACTACTGCTGTGGAGAATAACACCACTGCTCCTGAAAATGCAACAGAGAGCACTACAAAGGCTCCTACGACTATCACAAAAGAAGGTACTGAAATCACAGTTACTAATCCTGAGGTAGTAGTGGATCAATCAAATGGTAACGGAAAATACCAGCCATTCACTGTGGAATATAAAAATATTCACTTTGATGATAACATGGCTATCAATGAAGGTGACAAAGTTAAGTTTACTTTACCTGAAGAAGTAAAATTTCAAACTAGCTTTGACTTTGACGTGTACAATCCTGACAAGCAAGTTGTAGGTAAGGCTACTACTGATGCAGAAAACAATACAGTTACTACAGTGTTCAATAACTACTTTGCTAGTCATCCTTTGAAAAAACAAATGAGTTTGAAATTGGATGTTACATGGACTGACAAGGTCCAATCAGGTAAACCTGTGACAGCTAACTTTAATGGGACACTTGTGACTACACAGATTGGTAAAGAGCAAGTGATCGGTAAAGATGAGCTCCTTTCTAAGTGGGGTTCACAAGATAAAGATGACCCTACTGTGATTAATTGGACAGCACGTGTAAACTATGCCAAACGTGTTCTCAACTATGTGAAAATCATTGATGAAATGAGTGAGAACCAAAAGCTAGTTGATAATTTCTTTGAAGTGAAGAATATTGAAAGTGTTGACCCTTGGATTGATAAAGGTGATGCTATGAACTTGGTTAAGTCTATCAGTAAATCTGAACATGGCTTCACAATCACTATGGATCGCTTGGATCACATGATCTACATTAACTATAAGACTAAGCTTACTAAACCAGTTAAAGAGTCTTTCAATCCTACTAATAAGATTGAAATTAAAGCTGAATCTGATGGCGGTATCTCACACAGCTATGTACAACTGGTAGGAGGAAAGGGAGATGCCTCAGGTGAAACTAAGCCTGAACCTACATGGGAAATTCCTAATGACTTCCCTATTGTGGATAAACCATCTATTGATCCTAAGGATGTTCCTATGGTTCCTCCTGCTCCTGTAGTGGAAATCCCTGAATGGAAAGGGGGAACTACACCTTGGGATGCTCCTAAGTATGAAAAACCTGAGTGGCATGGAGGTATTCCAGGTATTCCTGAGGTACGTGAAAAACCTGAGCTTATCATTCCTGATGAGCCTGAAAAGCCCGTAACTCCTAAGACACCTGAGAAACCACAGGAACCTAGCAAACCAAATAAACCAAGTGAACCTAAACCACAAGAGCCTGTTAAACCACAGGATCCAAAGGCTGTGGCTGAAATATTACAGATAGAAGTTAAGAACACAGGATCAGAAGAACCAATCAAGTCTTATGATGCACCTGCTGTGTTACCTGCTACTGGATCTGACTTTGGCATTGCTGTTAGTCTATTAGGTATGCTTGGACTAATGGTTGGAATTAAGTTAAAGAAAGGAAACTAATATGAAGTTGGAGT